CATCTTGTAAGAAGTTTACATCACATTTTGATGAACCATGACAACCTGTTTCTTCTGATACAAATAAACCGATTTTTACTTTGTCTAATTGTTTAAGTAATTCTAAACAAATAAAAATACCACATTTGTCGTCACCACCAATACCTGTTGGGTTTCCCTCTGTATCGTAAGCCTTTAATACGTCAACAAGAGTGTCGTCAAAAGTTTTACCAAAAGTGTGTGGTCGTTTCAATTTTTCTTCTTCGACAACAATCTTATCTATTTTAGAGTGAACCGTATCTGTGTGTGCAATAAACATCGGATAGAATTCACCTTCTTCAAGTGTACCCTTTGTTGCATAGATGTTCATCATCTCATCACGATAAAAAGACACCCCCTCAATACCCTCAAGTTCATCACAAAGGTATTCCACCATATCCTCCTCTTGATATGTTTTTGACGGTACTGAAAGGAGTTCTTTAAATTTATTTAGGTCCATTATTTTGTTTTTTTTTACAAAGGTAATATATTTATATAATAAAATAAAAAAATATATCAAATTTTTATGAAAAAATTTTTAATGACAGAATCAGAAAAATCAAGAATACTTGGTATGCACTATAACGCAATGGGTAAATCATTAGTTAAAGAAGAGGCAGGTGACCCGGGAACAATTAACGCAGTGCCGAGAGAACAAGATTTAGTTGACGGGGGTATGAGTTATATTGGTATTGATTATTATGATGAGGATGGTAATAGAAAACAATACTATTACCATTGTACACCGTCGGTTTATTCAAAAAAGGAAGATTGGAATGTACCAGGTAATAGAGCAGGTGATTTTACGGACGGTGATAATAACTTAGTAACACTTCAACTAAAGGGTGATTATAAGACACAGTTAAAAAATGCTTGTCAAAACATTTACACTTTTTATAATAATTATAAAAAAACTTTTTGTGCGAACCCCAAAAATAAAACAAAAGATGCCTATGAGTTTTTATGTCCTAAAGAAACTCCACAACCTCAAGTTGCTGCGGCTACTACGAAAGTAACAGCACCAAATCCTGTTTCTGATGCTAATGTGGCTGATGCACAAAAAAGAGCGGCAGAAGCAAAAGCAAAAATAGAACAAGCAAATATTGACCTAAAAAAATTGATGGATACACCTAGGTTTTTAAGAACTACTGATAGTGATGGATATACCATTACTGATAAAACAACATTAGATGCTCAGGTTAAAGAGTTAGCCAGAGTTCTTGCTAATGGTGCTAATCCTACAGATAGAATAGATAAACAAGATTTATTAAGAAGTATGAATAATGTTATTAAAGCATTTCCTGAATACGGTGAAACTTTAAAAAGTTACATATATCAACTTCAATAAATAATTAAAATAAAAAAACCCACTCACAAGGTGGGTTTTTTTATTGACATACGGTTAGTACACAAAAAATATAGTTGTCTCCTGTATAAACATTACTACCAATAATAAATTCATCATCAATAACGTAATTAACGAAAATACCTGTGAAATATGGGTCTAAAAGTAGTTTATTATGTGATGGTGAATTAACCCAAGCATTAAATATTTCAGATGCAACTTGTTCTACAGTTCCTTGATATACCGCCCCGTATAAATTTTCACCAAAAAAATTAAAACCTGTTCTATTAACGTAATTTACCCTTTCATCAAAATTATTAAATGTTTTAGGGTAAGATGTTTTTATTTTTTGGCTATGGTCAAGAGGTACGGTATTAGTTGATGACATATAAGATAATTGCTGTTCATTCAAAGGTTTGGCCTTTTCGTTAACTTTATATGGTACTAATTTATTTTGGACACGGTATTTGTTTACTTTTTGGATAATTAAATCGTTAATTGATTGACCAAAAGTAAAAAACGAAAAGAATAAAAATAAAAATAGGAGTTTCATATTGATTTTGTTTTTACAAATATAATACAAAACTCCATATATAAAAAATTATTTCTTTCTTTTTGTTGGTTTTTTTATTTTAACGTCAGTTTTCTTTTCCTTTTCGTTATACGTTAAAATAAATTTAGAACCTTTTTCAGGATTATCAGTTAAAATTTTTTCTGTGATTGCATCATCCACCCACTTCTGAACCGTTCTTTTTAGAATACGTGCCCCAAATCTTGTATCAGTACCAACCTCAGTTAAATGTTTTTTCAAAGTACCATCAACCTCAACTGTGTATTCTAATTTTTCAATTCTTTCATAGAATTTATTTAACTCTAAATCAACAATCTTTAATAAATCATCTTGGTTTAAATCTTTGAAGTATACGATGTCATCAAAACGGTTGATGAATTCAGGTGCAAACTTTTTGAACAATTCTTTTTCTAACAAAGATTTAATTTCCTCGTCTTTTCTTTCGGTTTTTGTTGATGTTGAAAACCCAACTCCTGTACCAAAATCCTGAACTACTTTTGTACCTACGTTTGATGTCATTAAAATGATACAATTTTTGAAATTAATTTTTCTTCCATGACCATCAGTCAACATACCTTCATCTAACATTTGTAAAAATACATTAAAGATTTCAGGGTGTGCTTTTTCAATCTCATCTAATAAAATTACAGAGTAAGGTTTGTTTTTTATTTTGTTTAAGAAAGGTGAACCTTCTTCATAACCAACATAACCTGGTGACGTTCCTGTTAATTTTGATGTTGAAATTTTGTCAGAAAACTCACTCATGTCTAATCTGATAAGTGCGTCCTCACTATTGAACATGTGTTTTGCCAATTGTTTTGCCAACTCAGTTTTACCAACGCCTGAATTACCAATCAACAATCCACTAAAGATTGGTTTTTTGGGGTCATTAAGACCGACGCGGTTTCTTTGAATTGCTCTTGCAATTTTTGCCACAGCATCGTCCTGACCGATTACCCTTGTCGATAACGTATCTTTTAATGTAATAAGTTGTGAAGTCTCATCTGTAGTAATCTTATTGATTGGAATTTTTGTCATCAAAGAAACTACATCATAAACAACGTCTTCAGTTACCTCACGACGGTATAAATCTCTATTTTCTTCAAACTTTCGTTTTTCGTTTTCAAGTTCAGCTAAAACCTTTCTTTCTTTATCACGAAGATTTGCGGCTTCCTCATATTTTTGTTTGTTGATTACGTCTAATTTTTCCTCTTTGATTTTAGCAGCCTCTTTTTTAAGTTCCTCAATAATTTCAGGTAATTTAATTTCTACCTGTGAACGTGCACCAACCTCATCAATAATATCAAACGCTTTATCAGGAAACTCACGGTCTGTAATATATCTATCTGCCAATTCAACACATAGTTTTAGTATATCATCACTATAACTTACTTTGTGGTGGTTTTCATAACGGTCTTTTGAGTTCTGTAGGATTTGTAAAGTTTCTTCTTTAGTTGAAGGGTCTACAATTACCTTTTGAAAACGTCTTTCTAATGCTCCGTCCTTTTCAATATTTTTACGATACTCCTCCAATGTGGTTGCACCAATACATTGTAATTCTCCACGGGATAATGCTGGTTTGAAGATGTTGGATGCGTCCATAGAACCTGATGAATTACCCGCACCAATCATAGTATGAATTTCATCAATAAAAACAATAATGTCAGGATGGTCATATAACTCCTCCATAATTACTTTCATTCGTTCTTCAAATTGACCACGATATTTTGTACCAGCAACTACAGATGTCATATCTAAAGAAACTATTCTTTTACCCGCCAAATTTTGTGGACAATCACCCTCAAAGATTTTCTTAGCTAATCCTTCCACAATTGCGGTTTTACCACAACCTGGTTCACCAATTATAATTGGGTTATTTTTCTTTCTACGAGAAAGGATTTGAGCAATCCTATTAATCTCATCTTCCCTACCAATTACAGGGTCTAATTTACCTTCTTCTGCGGCTTTGATTAAATCACGAGAAAAGTTATCTAAAACAGGTGTTTTTGATGAGCTATCTTGTGTTTTGTTTTTTGGTTTTTCGTTTCCGTCTGCTGAGTCAATCATATTTTAGTTTTTTATCAAATTTAACTTATATAAACTGAATAATCAATTATTTTTAGGTTTTTGTCATAATGTCATATATAAATTTGACTTTACTGACATTTTGTCATATATTTAGTAGTGGCACATATTTAGTGTAAAAATACAAAAATAAACTTATAAAATGAAATAATACTATGATTAACTGGAGAGAATTTGATGAAATGTTTGATAAAATGTTTTCTATGAGGTCAGATTTTTTTAACGACAAGAGTTGGAATTACAAAACCTATAAATCACCTGATGGAAAATATTCATACACATACATGTCAAAAGGGTTTCAACCAACAGATGAATTAGATGAATTAAAAAATAAATTAGATGTTGCTGTTGAAGAACAAAATTTTGAGGAAGCCGTTAAGTTAAGAGACCAAATTAAGAGTTTAGAAAAAAACAAAGAAAAGATTTCGGAGTTACAAACTAAATTAGATGAATGTATTAAAAAACAAGATTTTGAAAAGGCGATTGAATATCGAGATAAAATAAAGGCTCTCAAATAACAAGAATCCACCTTCGGGTGGATTTTTTGTTTACAACTATTTTACCAATCATTATTTTTTAAATAAAAAATTATGGCAATAACAAGAACTGATATAGTTGGCACAAAAATTATTTGTGAAATTGAGTCTTCTAATTTAGTTAAGACTGAATATGATAGTGAAACAAATATGCTAATCGCAACATTTAAAAATGGTATTATGTATGAATATGAAGAAGTTCCACACAAAATTTACGCACAATTCAGACTTGCAGAATCACAAGGAAAATTCTTTAATACAGAGATTGCAAGACAATACAAATACAAAAAAGTGGAAGAAACAGAATAACCTATGTATTTATAGGTATGGAAAGTGATAGTAAAATCATTAATAGTTTATATCTTCAAGACGAATTAAATCCCGACATTTGGTATCTACCGAATGAAAAACACATGGGAGACCCTGAGGCACAGTTTTATAAACTTAAACCCGAAATCAAAGAAAGACTTCTTAAAGTAAGTGAAATATTTTTAGATTATATCGACATTGATATATATGTTCACGACATCATTCTTATTGGTTCATTAACGGGTTATAATTGGTCTGATTTTTCAGACTTTGATGTTCATATTCTTTATGATTTTAATGATGCTGGCGAAAACGCTGATTTATATAGAGAATTATTTCATTTGAAAAAAACCGTATTTAATGCGAAGCACGACATAAAAATTAAAGGGTATGAAGTTGAAATGTTCATACAGGATTTAAATGAAAAAGAAACTAGTGCTGGTTCATACTCTGTGTTATATAACAAATGGTTAAGGTCCCCTGAAAAAGAAAACTTCAAAATTGATAAGAAGATTATTAAAGAAAAGGCTAATCAATGGATGAGAATTATTGACGGTGTTTTAGAAAATGCTGAAGAGGAAGATTTAAACGACGCAATAAAATTAGTTTCAAAATATAGAGAAAAATTAAGAAAATATAGAACCTGTGGGCTTAAAAAAGAAGGAGAGTTTTCTTATGAAAATTTGGTATTTAAATTCTTAAGAAGAAATGGTTATATATCCAAATTAGAAGATTTCAAAAACAAAATTACTGATAAAAAATTATCATTAGAACAAGAAATTGGCGAATAATTGAAAATTATCAATTAACGATATATTTATATAGAAAAAAATTATGCCAACAACAGCGTGTACTTCATATTATACTACGGTAGTAAAAGGTTATGTTCCTGGTTCAGGTGATACACTTGGAACCGTAGTTACATTTACTACCCCAAAACCGGATTACGGTACTCAGACTAATGATAGTACTAATTTACAATGTAATGCTGTAACATTAGGTGGCTTTAATGGATTAAACAATTAAAAAATAATATTAAAATGGCAGATTTAAGACCAATTGGTAGTGAAAAATTAGAAGGAGTGGATAAGTTGAGAAGGATTATGGAAATCGCAACTTATAAAGAAACCCCAAAAACTGAATTAAATAATTTGTCAACAACAAATTATACCATTCAATTATCTGATGGTAACTTTTATGGTATTGTAAAAGAAAGACAAGGGTATATTATTAAAACAGGTGTCAATGAGTCTAACATGGATTATTCGGACCCTATGAAAAATAGAAAATATTATCGTTCATATTCAGAAGCGATGAAAAAATTAAATTTAATTGTTGCTGAAACAAATAGAATAACTGGTAATGATAATGAAATTCCACTTATTGGTGAACAACCTGAGGTAAAAAAAAAATTCGTACTGAAAACAGCTAAAAAGGACACACCTGCTCCTGAAGCTCCCGCACCTGATATGGCGACTCCGGCTCCTGAAGCACCAGCTTCCGAAGCACCGGCTCCAGAAGTACCGTCTCCCGTAGCACCTGCCGATGACATGTCAGCCCCAACACCTGAAATGGGTGGAGATACTGATATGGGAATGGGTCTCGACATGGGTGGAGAGGAAACACCAGAAGAACCAGAAATGCCAATGGCACCTGGAGACGCACCTATGTTAGATAATGAAACCGATGTAGAAGGTGATGATGAAGAAGGCGGACCAAGTAATTTAAAATTAATCCAAAAACTTACAGGTAAATTAAGTCAAAAATTAAGAATGTTTGATAAAGATAAGGGACTTGATTCACAAGATATTAAATACGTAATTAATTCAATAGTGTCAGCTATTAATTTAAGTAAGTTAGATGACGACGATAGAGAAGACATCGTAGATAAAATTGAAGGGTTTGATGAGTATGGTAAAGAAGGTGAAGGTGATTTAGACTTTGATATGGGAGAGTTTGATATGGGGGGTGAAGAAATGCCAACTGACGAAATGCCAACTGACGAAATGCCAACTGACGAAATGCCAACTGACGAAATGCCAATCGAACCCGAAACTAAAGAAGGGTATCAAACTGTAATGGATTCAATTTTTGGTGAGTCTCAAGTTGAGAAAGTTTTATCAGGTTATTTTGATTTTAAAGAAGAGGAAGCTCCGATTTTAGAGGTAAAAAGTAAAATGGACTTTTTAAAAAATAAAATTAATAGAATTTCACAAAAACAAGAATTAAAAAATTTATCAGTTAATGAAACACAAATGAAGGCTGGGTTAGTTCTTTTGGAACAATACGATAACTCAACTCTAATAGGTAGAACTAATAAAAATAATTTAGTTTTTAATATTAATAATAGAGAAGTTAAACTTACACCAAACGGTAGAACTATATGAATTTAGTTTTTATAAATGAATTAGGACCCAATTTTAGGGGAGATAACATTTATGAATTTATATTTTCAGATATTGATGACGTACACGGTGATGAGTGGGATAGTGAAACAGCAAATGGAAAACCAACACCACCTTACGTTGAATTTATAAAAAAAGTTGGTGTATTAAAAAATTCTGAGGTTGAGTTAGAATTGATACAAAATTCAGATTTTTTTGGAATGTACGATTCTGTTGACGGTGTAATTGCTTTGGGTTGGGAAAAACCTGATAATTATGAAGGGAAAAGATTAGTATTTCAATATGGTGAAAGTATTGAAATTGTAGAAAATAAATTATACGAGAAGGACATCGTATTAAAATGGGAAAAAAATTTAGTTAGTGATGAGACATATGAATAATAAAATAGCAAAACTTTTACACGAAGGGTTTTCGATGACAACTTTAGAAGGACTTAACGAAAAACAATTATCTGTTTTATTTAATAAAATTGTTTCAGAACAACCTAAACCTATTGAAAAAACAGTCACATCTAAAGTAATCGAATTACCCACAGGTGCAAAGACGGCTTTGGGTGGTGCAACCGTATCAAATGAAGCCGGTAAAACTGTTATCACCACAACACCAACAGAAGGTGAAATTGGTGAAGAAGAGGAAGTAGATGTTACAAATGTGGATAAAGGTGAGGACGACCAAGACCCAATTCAAATACAAGGTCCTGATGGGATGGGTGAAGGTTACATTTCAGAAAAGGCAGTTTCAAAACAACAACAAAAAATTATGGGTTTAGCACTTTCAGTTAAAAGAGGTGATACTCCTAAATCAAAAGTTTCTAAACAAGTTCAAAAAATGGCAAAAGAAATGACAAAAAAAGAACTTGAGGATTTTGCTTCAACAAAACATAAAGGTTTACCTAAAACAGTTGATGAAAAAGAGGAAGTAGAAAAATTAGAGGAAAGTATCTTAAGAATTATTGAAAATCATTTACCTCCTCACACTACAAAAGGTGAATTACTAAATTATATTAGAAGAAACAAATAATGAATGTCTCTTTCAAAAGAACAAATACTATTAGAATATGCTAAATGTGCTCATGATACACCATATGCACTAAGAACATATTTACAAACCTACGATAACACACAATCCAAATACGTACCGTTAGAATTATTTAATGACCAAGTAACTTTGGTTAAGGATTATGATACTTGTGAAGAAAATATCGCACTTAAGTATCGTCAGGCCGGTGTATCAACAGTAACATCTGCATGGGCATCAAAACGATTGGTATTTGCTAAAAAATCAAAACCAGAAAAAATCCTAATTATTGCAAACAAACTTGATACTGCCGTGGAAATGGCGAATAAAGTTCGTGCGTTTGTAGAACAATGGCCAAGTTGGTTAGGTGTTGGGTTTTCTCCTGAGAAAAATGCAGCAAGACACTTTAAGTTAACTAATGGTTGTGAGGTTAAAGCTGTGGCAACATCAAAAGATGCACTTCGTGGTTATACCCCTACTATTCTTATTTTTGATGAGGCAGCATATATTGATGCAGATGAAGATTTCTGGTCTGCTTGTATGGCGTCCCTTTCAACGGGAGGTAAAGTAATCGTGATTTCAACACCAAACGGATTCGACCCAATCTATTATTCAATCTATAGTCAGGCTGTTAAAGGTATGAATGACTTTAGAATTACAGAAATGTATTGGTTTCGTGACCCTCGTTATTCTAAAGACTTAAAACTTGTTAAAGTAGAAGATATAATTCACTATATGTTAAATAGGGGTGATTATAGAGATGAGGATATTGTATTAGACTATTCTGAGATTAAAGTTGCGGATAGAGATTTTGAAGAAATAAAACAAAAAATAGAAAAGGGTTATAAACCTTATTCGTCGTGGTTTGAAGCCATGTCAAAAAAATTAAAGTTTGATAAACGTAAAATTTCACAAGAGTTAGAGTGTAACTTTTTAGGTTCAGGGGATAACGTAATTCCACCTGAAACCATGAAAAAAATCAAAGAAAATTTTATAAAAGAACCTGAAAATAAATTTATGGGTGGTGCTTTGTGGCAGTGGAAAGAACCAATTGCAGGTCACAAGTACATTATGGGTATTGACGTTTCTCGTGGTGATAGTGAAGACTTTACAACTTTTACTATTATTGATTTTGATGATAGAGAACAAGTGTTAGAATATATTGGAAAAGTCCCGCCTGATGTGGTTGCAGAAATTGCTTTCAAATGGGCAACTATGTATAACGCATTTATCGTTACCGATATTACTGGTGGTATGGGGGTTGCTACTTCCCGTAAATTACAAGAACTTGGTTATAAAAATCTTTATGTTGATGGAATAAATCCTGCCGATAAATGGAAATGGGACCCAAAACAGAATGATAAAATACCTGGTATTAATTTTAATTCGAAAAGAGTTTTAATTGTTCAGGCGTTTGAAGAGGCTTTAAGATTTGGGTTTATTATAAGGTCTCAGAGGTTATTTAATGAACTTAATACGTTTGTATACGTGAATGGTAGACCTGACCACCAAAAAGGTCAACATGATGATTTAATTATGGCTATGGCCATGGCAATTTATGTTGGTGAATCGTCATTCGCTAAATTAGAGAAAGCAACAGAACAAGCAAAGGCGATGATTGAGTCTTGGACAACAGAAAAACGTGATTTCAGAGATTCTTCACAAAATTTTAATCCGGGGTTACCTGTTGACATATATAACCAATACAGAATGGGTGGGTATCAATCAACAAAGAATGATTATGAAAAGTATTTATGGTTATTCAGTAACAAAAGAGTTTAATTTAACACGGATGAACTTATTATTTAAATAAAAAAATTATGGCAGAACAAAAATATACGGTATGGCAAAGGTTGGGTAAGGTTTTTGGACCTAACGCTACTTTAGACCAACAAACGCCGGTTTTCAAGTTTGATAAAAAAGAACTATTAAAAACCACAGATAAGTCTGAGTTTGAAAAGGAAAAACTACAAGCCCAACAAACCATGTATATTGGTAAACAGTGGCAAAAAGTTGAAAGTAACTTGTATACTCAAGCGGTTTATTATGAACCAACTCGTATGGCATCATATTATGATTATGAGTCTATGGAGTATACTCCTGAGATTTCTGCAGCGTTGGATATCTATGGTGAAGAATCTACAACACCCGATAAAGATGGATATATGTTACAGATTTATTCTGAATCAAAAAGAATAAAATCAGTATTGGCTGACCTTTTCAATAATAGATTAGACATTAATACCAACTTACCAATGTGGACAAGAAACACTTGTAAGTTTGGTGATAATTTTGTGTATTTAAAACTAGACCCTGAGAAAGGAATTGTTGGTTGTCAACAATTACCTAATATTCAAATCGAAAGATTGGAAAAAGGGATGAGGTTCCAACCGGATAAGTATTCTCAAGAAATGGAAAACGATGCATTGAAGTTTACTTGGAAAGAAAAGAATATGGAATTTAACACTTGGGAAGTAGCTCACTTTAGAATTTTAGGTGATGATAGAAAACTACCTTATGGTACATCAATGTTAGAAAAAGCAAGACGTATTTGGAAACAACTTTTATTATCTGAGGATGCAATGTTAATATATCGTGTATCAAGAGCACCTGAAAGAAGAGTGTTCAAGGTGTTTGTTGGTAATATGGATGATAAAGACGTTGATGCTTACGTACAAAGAGTTGCTAATAAATTTAAAAGAGACCAAATCGCAGACCCGTCAACAGGTAATGTGGATATGAGATATAACCAACTTGCGGTAGACCAAGATTATTTTATACCTGTTCGTGACCAAGCGGCAACAAATCCAATAGAAACTTTACCGGGTGGAACAAACTTGGCAGAGATTGCAGATATTGAATATATCCAAAAGAAACTTGTAACGGCATTAAGAATACCTAAGGCTTATTTAGGTTTTGAAGAAGCTGTTGGTGATGGTAAAAACTTATCGTTGTTAGATATTAGATTTGCAAGAACAATCAATAGAATTCAAAAATCTATGATTGCAGAATTAAATAAAATAGCAATCATCCATCTTTTCTTATTAGGTTTTGAAGATGAATTAACAAACTTTACTTTAGGGTTGACTAACCCATCTAAACAATCCGATTTATTAGGTATTGAGGTTTGGAAAGAAAAGATTCTTCTTTATAAAGATGCTGTTGCTGAGATTGCAAATAGTGTTGCGCCTGTATCCGCTTCTTGGGCTAAGAAACACATTTTAGGATTCTCTGACGAAGAAATCAGATTAGACATCCAACAACAGAGAGTAGAAAGAGCGGTTGCAGCTGAATTAGCAAAAACCGCTGAGGTAATCACTAATACAGGTTTATTTGATACAATAGATAAACTATACGGTAAGAAAGATAGTGAAAAACCTGCTGAAGGTGGTGATACAGGAGCACCTGATATGGGTGGAGCGCCTGATATGGGTGGAGCACCACCGATGGGAGGAGAGTCACCAGCACCTGAGGCTGGAGGGGCTGAGTTGGCACCTGAATCATTCAATAAAGATGACCTAAATTTACTACTTGAAGAACATTTATTTGGTCAAAATGATTTTATGAATTTAGGTAAAGCAAGAAATTCATTAGTAGAAATAGATGATAAACTGAAAGATTTGTTAGACAGATAATATTTATAATAAAAAAAGATGAACAAATTTGGACAATTAAAAACTAATATAGAAAAAACAAGTATTGATTTATTTGGTAAAAATAGATTTAATCAATTTATGAAGGAATTCAAATCTAATATTTTAGAGAATAGAGACTTGAGTGAAATTTTCTTCATTTATGATGACTTATCATCAAAAAAAGGAATGGATAAGGATATCGCAACAGACTATGTAAATGAATCAATCGAGTATTGTCAAATTTTAATTGATAACAATAAGACTAAAATATCTAAGTTATCTGAGTGGGTTTCATCTTACAATAGTAATACTGAAAACAATTATAAGAATATTGATACAATCATTTATAATAACTCAATTAAAAACTTAGAGACAGTATTAGAATCTAAAAAACAAATTATATCTAACTTAATTTCTGAAGGTGTAAAAAAAGAAATTAAAGAATCAGTTAACTTACCATTATCAACTATGGTTAAAGTTGCCGAAGACAATTTAAAAAATGAACTAGCTAATCTAAGTGAATCAGACAAAAAAGAAATCACATCGATTTCATCATTATCTAAAGAGGAGTTAGAAAAAGAATTTAACACACTTAAAGAGTCTGTAATAACTAATTTAAAAGGTTCATTAAACGAATCAAAAGAAGATGAAATTAAAACTATGATTGGTCAAACAATTACAAAAATTTCAGATTCAAAATGTACTCACTACGATTTATATAAGTTGAGAAAATTACACCAAGGACTATGAGTAAAAAATACTTTTTTGGTTGGGGTAACATAAAAAAAGGTATTACTGAAATAATCAGAATCTATTCAGAGAAACCATCTTTCTTTTCTAAGAAGAGAATAGAATCAGGAATTGCTTTTATAATAGCCGAGTGGGGTATGATATTTTTCTTACTTAAAAAGTACCCAAATTTAACCATGACAGATTTAGTCATGTGGGCAACAGTTCAGTTCGGAGTTTCGGGATACATTATATATCAAATACAAAAAGAAAAAAAGTTTGAGAAACCAAATGAAAATCAAGAAAGTTGATTTTTAAGTTTTTGAATATATTGCGCTCTTTTTTTCTCACTTCTCCTTTTAACAGAATTCTTTGTAAACTCTTGTCTATCTCGTAATTGTTCAGTTTGCTTTGTCTTATAAACTTTAAATTTATATTGTTTCAAAGCCTGTTCAATTGAAGACGCATTTTTTACTTTAATTATAATCATATTTTTTTTACTTTATAATATAAATATACGGAAAAAAGTCAATTTTGACATTTTTTATTTTTAGACTTACATTTAAAAAAAATAAACCTGAAAGTTATGATTAATGAAAAAAGGAAAAACATCAAAATTAAACATTTTTGATGATGCAAAATGTCTCTACGGTACAGTAGATTCAAAAAATTTAAAATCCATTTATGTGGTACTACAGACTTGGATTGAACCATTGAGTATAGATGAAAATTGGAACCGATTAGTTGGTGAAATAAAAAGACAAATACAACATACATTATTAGAAGTAGTAGATACCCAAACATTCGAAAGAAAACAAATTGTAGATTTAGATTTAAGGACAAGTGGGATACAAAAAAATAAAAAAAGTTTTATGAATATTGAAATAACATTATTTGTTCATAACAACACACACGACTTTAAATCCCCAATATTAAAAGACAAAATTAAAAAAATAGTTTCTTGTGTTTATACTGACGATTTAAAAAATAATAAACATTTTACTCTTAGTAAGACAAAATCTGAAGAATTCAAAGAAAGCTAATATTTATCTCTAAAAGAACTTATGAAAATTTTAGGACCTAGCGATACAGGTAAAGGTATATTAGTTGAGTGGGATGCAGGGATTATTAACCCTAACGAACCACGTAATCAAAGTATTATACGTGAATCTTACGGACAATTAGAACATTCTAAACCATTTGAATTTTATGCAACTCTTCAAAAGTGGGGGGTTCCAAATAGAAACGGAAGAGTATATCCTGAAAAGATATTAAGAAGAGAATCTGAAAAATATCAAGACGCTATTAAACGTGGTATGTCCATTTCAGAATTAAATCACCCTGAATCTTCTTTAATTGACCTTGATAGAGTATCTCACCTTATCACAGAGATGTGGTGGGAAGGTAACGTATTAATGGGTAAGATTAAATTATTAACTACGCCAGGTTTTCATGAAAGAGGTATAGTATCATCTAAGGGTGATGTTGCAGCTAACATGATGAGACAAGGAGTTACTATGGGGGTATCTTCTCGCGGTGTTGGTTCATTAGTTAAAAAGGGTGACCAAAACGAAGTTCAAGACGATTTCGAATTAATTTGTTTTGACCTTGTATCTTCACCGTCCACACCTGGAGCATATCTTTACTTGAATAAAGAAGATAGACCAAGATATGAAGAAAAATTATCAGAACATGATAATACTTTAGTTAGTGTTGGAGGTGGATTAGAAAAATCTGTTGACTTAATGAAAAGATTGTCCGACTATTTAGGAAAGTAAAAAAATTTATTATGGACGAAAAGTATTTTGTAGCAAAAATCACAACTGATATGGTTGATGATAACACAGGTAAAGTTAAAAAAATGAGAGAAGAAAAACTTGTGAGAGGGTTTTCACCGACAGATGTCGAAGCAAAGGTAACGAAAGTTTACGAAACTTATTCAATGGATTGGAGAATTACAGCAATTGTTGAAAGTAAAATTGACGAAGTTATCGAATAGTTTTTTAACAAATTTTTTAAGAAGGGACTTATGGTCCCTTTTTTTATGCTTTTAATTTTTTTCTTGTAAAGGTGGATAAATAAGAACTTTTTTGAATAACGATATATTTATTTAGTAAAATAAACGCATAACGCATTGCATTAAAAAAATGAGTTTGGAAAAAAACGAAAATTTAGTCGAGAAAACTTTACTACAAATAAAGTCAATCGAGGAAGCTATAAGCGAAAACGCAAAAGGAATACTTGCTTCTACAATGAAGGAAGAAATCAGTGAATTAGTAAAGGAGTCATTATTTGGCACAAAATCAAAATCGTCTTTACACGAGCAAGAAGAAGATGACACCGAAGAAGTGGTAGGTGTGGAAACTGACACAGAAGTTGCAGATGATAGTGAAGAGACAACAGACGTTGATGCTGAGGTTAATCCTGAAGGTGGTGAATTTGATATCACTATGATGGATACCGATGTTGATACTGATAATGAAGACGAATTACCTCCCCTTGATATGACAGGGGCAAAACCTGATGAAGTATTGAAAGTGTTTAAGGCTATGGGTGATGAAGATGGAATTATCGTTGTTAGAGACGATAATAAAATACACCTTACTGACAACAACACCGACACTGAATACTTTATTGATTTAGGTGATGATTCAGAAATGCCAATGGAAGAACCTATGGAAGATATGAATGAGAGTGTGATTTATGAATTAGTCTTCGAAGAGGATGAAAAAATGGGTAAACACGAAATGGAAGAAGATTATATGGAGGAAGAAATAGACGAAGAAATTGACGAAACAATTTACGAATTGGAAGTTAGTGAGTCTATGAAACCTGTTGGTATGGGCTTCGGAAAAATGAAAAATGGTTTATCTAAATCATCTGTTAACAACAAAGGTTTCGATGAAGATATGGAAGATGGTATTAAATCAGAGAAAAAAGGAAAAGGTCCTAAATTCAACTACGGTAAAATCAAACATGGTGTTACTGAAAACTACATGGAAGAAGATTACATGGAAGAAGGATGGATGGATGAAGAAATGATTGATGACATGAAAACCGAATCTGACTACATGGAAGGCGATTACATGAAAGGAGACTACATGGAAGGAGATTGTATGGAAGGTGATTGTATGGAAGGTGACGCTATGGTAGACGAATTACCTGGTGAAACTACAGAAGCATCAAGAACTATGACTTACATGAGAAGAGCACAAAGAGACCGAGTTGCAGCACCAAGTCAATTAAGAAAAGAATCTGTTGAAAAAGAACTTAATTTATTAAGAGAGAAAAACGAAGAATACAAAAAAGCTTTAGACTTCTTTAGAAATAAATTAAATGAAGTAGCAGTATTCAACTCAAACTTGGCTTATTCTACTAGATTGTTCACTGAACACTCAACAACAAAACAAGAAAAAATAAACATACTTAGAAGATTTGATAATGTTGAAACTATCAAAGAATCTAAATCACTTTACAAAGCAATTAAATCTGAATTAGACGGAGTAAGTAAAAGTAATGAAGTTGTAACTGAATCAGTTCAAAGAAAACTTGTTAACACTCCTTCAAATGGTTCAGCATCTAATTTGATTGAAAGTAAAACTTATGAAAATCCACAATTCTTAAGAATGAAAGATTTGATGGGAAAAATTAAATAAATAAACAATAAATAAACTCAAATTAAAAAAAATAAAATGGGAGCATTATTAGAATCAGGTCTTGTTGGTAACATCGGGTTAAAACACCTTAAAGTTATCAAAGAAGATACAATCAACAAATGGGATAAATTAGGATTCCTAGACGGTCTTAAAGGACACATCAAAGAGAACATGGCACAGTTATATGAAAACCAAGCTTCTCACCTAATCAACGAAGCGGCTTCTACGGATAGCTCAGGTTCTTTCGAAACTGTAGTTTTCCCTATCGTAAGACGTGTATTCTCTAAATTGTTGGCTAACGATTTAGTATCTGTACAAGCAATGAACTTACCTATCGGTAAATTGTTCTACTTTGTACCTAAAATCCAAAGCTACCAATACCCTAACGCAACTGACGGTCAGTTACACTACCCACCAATTGGAGGTCCTAACACACCTAACAGTAACATTGGTCAAGGTTATAATTCAACGGATAAAAACCTTTACGATAGATTTTACGAAGGTTCTGAACCAACATTAGACCCTCCAGGATTATTTGACTATTCTAAAGGTAGATTCTCGGCTATAACTACAAATGCTGTAACTGTTGCTTGGAGCAGCGGTCAATTAGTTGAGTCAGCATATGCTGCGGGCGAATACAGAAAAGTTCTTTTAATTCTTTCAGGTTTCTCTAGTGCGGGTGCCGGTAAATTAATCGGACCTGAAGGTCAAGAAATGGATAATGAAGCTTTCTTATCTGATTTACAAGTTAACGCATTAACTGGTGTAGGTTCACCTGAAAGAGCATTCTCAGGAGCGGGTACTTCAGACTTACTTTTCCGTGTAGTTACTCAAAAATATGGTAAAGGTATCGTTCAATACGGTTCACAACAAGCTACAACTTTCTACAGTGGTAGTTACAAGGGAAATGGTGGTTCTTATGACAATATCTGTGATGCAGCAGGTTTCATCTACTTAGAAGTTGATTTACAAGTACCATGTGCAATCGGAGCTAACTCAATTGATGGTTACTCAGGTTTAACAACTACATTTGCCGCTGCGGCAGGAGGACAATTTTCATGTTCTTATAGAGTATACGAAGAATTAGAATTCGAAGACAAAATTGGTGAGGTTTCTTTCGACTTAGAATCAGTAACTGTTTCTGTAACTGAAAGAAAATTAAGAGCACAATGGTCTCCTGAATTGGCACAAGACGTTTCTGCATTCCATAACATCGATGCTGAAGCTGAATTAACAGCTTTATTATCTGAGCAAGTAGCAGCAGAAATCGACCGTGAAATTTTACGTGACTTACGTAAAGGTGCAGCTTGGAACTTACGTTGGGACTACAACGGATGGAAAAGAGGTACTTCTTCTAACCCTTTAACTCAATACACTCAAAAAGATTGGAATCAAACATTGATTACAGCAATTAACCAAATTTCAGCACAAATCCACAAATCTACATTAAGAGGTGGAGCTAACTGGATTGTTGTATCTTCTGAGATTTCCGCTATCTTTGACGATTTAGAATACTTCCACGTATCTAACGCGTCTCCTGAGCAAGACCAATACAACATGGGTATTGAAAGAGTTGGTACATTAGCTGGTCGTTACCAAGTTTACCGTGACCCTTACTTCCCACCGAACACAGTATTGTTGGGACACAAAGGTTCTTCATTGTTAGATACTGGTTACGTTTACGCACCATATGTTCCTCTACAATTAACACCTACAATGTATAACCCATTCAACTTCACACCTATCAAAGGTATCATGACAAGATACGCTAAGAAAATGGTTAACAACCGTTTCTACGGACGTATCACAGTTGATGGAGTTAGAACATTTGACTTGAGAGAATTGAGATAATCAATTAAAAACAGAATAAGAAAAGGTCAGAGAAATCTGACCTTTTTTATTTTATAGATATTTATAGTCATGGGAAAAAAAATAAACGAAGCTACATCCTCCGGTGGTTCTAGAGGTAGTTATATTGCACCTTTAATGCCCGGTGAAAGATACTTTAAAAAAAATATTTTAAGCCCATTCACCGAACCCGTGTCAAATTACAAAAGTCCTGATTTGGCCTACGACTCCTATGATGGTAAAATGGAACGAAGTAACAAACAAAGAAAAAAAGAAGAAAGAATTGCTGATAAAATATATAATTTTATAAAAAACCATCCAAATGCGACGTTTAGTGATACCGAAGGTAACCCTATAAATCAATTTCCAGATAAAAATAAAAACATGGTACCAATAAAAGAATGGATAGAGTTAGATAAAATTAATCTTAATGAAGATTTAGCCGTTTGGTTTGGTACAAAGAAAAAACCAAAGGGTTCGAAACAACCAAAAGGACCATGGGTTAACATTTGTAGGAAAGTAGATGGGAAGCACCCACCATGTGGTAGACCTGATACGTCAAAAGGAGCATACCCAAAATGTAGAGCAGCAGGTGTCGCTGGAAAAATGAGTGATTCTGCTAAAAAAGCTGCTTGTGCACAGAAAAGAAATGCTGAGAAAAAAGATACTCAAACAGGAAAAGGTCAAAAACCTGTAATGACTTCATACAAACCAAAAAAGAAAAGGACCCAAAATGAGTCCTTAGAAAAAATTATAAAAAATATTTTAAGTTCGCTTTAACAATAAGTTCCTGAACATCTTTTTTGTCCGTCTAAACCTTTAATTTTACCTTTACACACTTGTATAGCATATCCATTAGCATATGCTGAAGGATAAACATCATATTTCGCTTTAGCTGCTGCCTTACCACGAGCACATAATTTAGTACCTGTTTTTTTTCTACCTTCACCCATTACCATATTTTTGTCATCGATATTCATAGAAAGTTCCATACCGTCTTTTTTAGATTCGTTCATTAAAAAATCGAATACTTGGTCCATGTTATTCTTTGCTTCAGCAATATGGTCTTGAGCCCAATCGTGACCATTCTCTAAAATTTCTTCAATCATAGAGTGGTCCAAATCTAATAATAAATCACACTGTCTTCTCATCTGTTCTAAATTTGAAAAGAACATATATCTTGAAGACTCTTGTTCTTGTCTTGAAGGTTTATCTTCAATAGTCTCTCTAATGACTTTATTTATAATGTAATCTAAATTTTTCATAATTATTTTTTATTAACAATTTGGAACTGAAGTTCTCTTTTATAAGTATCTATATTTCTATCGGATACAACTTTTATATCAATAAAATACTCGTTTGGTATTTTGTCTGTGGTGTTGAAAATAAAGTAATACGAATCGGGAGTTTTATTAACCCTTGTCCAATCTTGTACTTGTACTTCTGTATTACCACCTTCTTTAACATATACTCTATAATAAGCTTCAATGTTATTTAAAATTTTATTTGAGGAGTATGCTTGTTTAATTGTAAGATTAACTTTTCTAATGTCTGTATTAAGAATTTGTTCGTTTTGTTTAATACCATCAAATGAGAAACCATAAATTTTTGGACTACTTGTGGTTGAGCCAATTTGGTAGTTACCATTTTTGGTTAAAAGTACAAACTCGTTTTGAACATTTGTAATTGTTGTTGAATTTATAGATAGTCCACTCCATAAGTCATAATATAAACATGGAATAGTTGTGCCGGTTAATCCACTAACAATTACTTTATACACCCCTTTTGTTACTTGACACGTACTTAAATTACTAAACCCTTGTACGACATCCTCATTACTATCTAAGATGTTTACAGTGGGGTTAGAATCCAAATTAACCGCATTACCGTTTTCATAAACGTATAGATATAACTCATTTACGTTACCGGCATAAAAAGTATTTCTATCATCATCAATAAAATCATTATAATTTGTTTCTAAAAATGGTTCATAGAATGTTTGTGTATGTGGTGAAAAGAACCCTACCGAGTAATTTTCGGTCATACCTGAAATGTTTTCTACTTGTGGTAAAAAAGATATTACCCACCCTGCAGGTGCCACCGTACCTCCCGTAAGTATTGAATTTATTTCATGAGACATGTCAAACTCAATATTTTCATTACCAAACTCAAAGTGTTGGGTGTCAACAACAGTAAGTGCCGAATAGTTTAAACCTGTGAGGCCAGTCAATGAGTTAGTATTGTTGTAAATTCCAGGATTTGACCAACCTGATATTGTAGTTGATTCGTACCAATTTGAAGGTCTTGTTGAAAATGCTCTATCATTTAAATTAGTTATACCAAAATCATAATAATCATACCCAACACCACTATCCCAATTTTGAATTGCCCCTGTTGTTCCTGAATATCTTGGTATTCTTAAAAGTTGTAAATCAAAAGAAGTTGCTCTTCTTCTACCTTGACTTGTTTTATCATTTAATAATTCATTATCAAAAAATGATGTGTTAGTCATACGAAGAGTATGTGTAATATTTCTACTACATCCCGTTGAAATTATTTTATTATTGAAGTTTTCGGTAAGACCTGATAAATCAATATCAAAAATATATCTACTGAAACCGATTGGGTTAGGTTTGTTATTTACAAACCCATAGAATAATTCGACAATAGGATTTCTTGCCGTATTGGTGTACGAATTATAAATGAGAGTATTCGACTTATCAAAATAAGACCTATAAATTGACATTTGTTTTTTATATATAAATACTTAGTTAAGCCGAATATTACTATTCAAAACTTTTTGATAAGCATTTAACATAGCAAATGTCAAATCTTCCTTTTTAATATTTGTTATTGTTTGTGATGATGGAGGTAAAAGAGGGTATTCGTGAACGTGGGTTAAACAAAAATTCACAATAAGTTGTAATAACTCCAATAACTCTTCACCTCTAACCATAGAAGATGTATTAGGTTCAATCTCATTATCTATTTGTTCTTTTTCTATTCCATAAACAGAACCGCCAAAATTGATTTTGTTTTTACCTGGTATTTCAGTTTCGTTTGAAAGTAAATACAATCTTGTTCCTCCTAATAATGCTGCAGAATTATCTGTTATTTTAGCTGAGGATGAAACATATACGGATTTTTCAATTTCATATGGGATATTAGGTGATAGTTTTGAATCTAAAACTAAACCATAACCTGATTGTATGTCAGTGTTAGAAATCTTAACCAATGACATCAATTTAACCATATTAGACGAAGCGATTAATTGACTACTATTAGGGTTAGTTGCCAAATCATAAACTTTTTTTGTTGGTCTATAGTAGAATGGGTATTGTTCGTTTTTTTGAAGATTCGGTGAAAGTAATGATAAAGAAGGATTTGTAATAATACCTTTTAGTGTTTGATTTATTTGAAGTGATAAGTTTTCAAAATTTAAACCGATTGGTAGGTTAACCATTTTTATCAACTTAACTCCATCGGTACTACCTGTCGTATCTAAAATTGTTGTTGGATTAAAGTTACCTGTTAAAGTTTTCGCTGCTAGTTTTTCAGTTCTAAGTTGGTAAATATAAATAACCGCGGTAAATGCTGAAAACTGGTTTTCAGGGTTTATAACATCATACTCCACCAAGTATTTGATTGGTTTTTTATTTTGTACTAGTTTCTCTCTACTTTTTACATCACCAAAACTTGTATCTGTGTTATATTTAGAAAGTTGTAAAAATGCTCTCTTTGGTTCTTCATCTGGAAGTTGTCCTGTTGAAAAGTTTTTATGTTTTCCGGCTCTTAATAAAAGTTCACTTTCCTTGATAACAATATCAGCACTATCTCTACCATTTAAGGATATGTCAACAGGTTCGGGGAATACCCCTTTATTTTTGGCATTTTTGAAAGTACCGTCTTGATTTTTAATCGGTGGTAGTCTTTTTGTTGAATTACCGTAACCTGAGTTTAACCTTGTTTGTGAAGATGTACCATCTTCAAATTTTATGGTAGTTGGAGAAGAAAAGGTACTAATCATGTAGAACCTATTTCTATCTGTTTTTGTGTTAGTGTTATAATAAAATAACATTACTTTTTCTCCTTTTTTTGGTACTTGATTTACAAAATAAGGTAGAAGAGGTAAATAAATATACGGGTCTGAATCAGACCACGGTCCATTTTTATTCGGGTCATTTGAATTAGGGTCAAAATTAGGTATAGATTTTTCTAACGCAGCCTGATTAATATTTTCAGGCTCAACCCTAATACGACCTAACATAAGTGGGTCATCACTTGATAAACATGTACCAAAAAAAATCTGTTGACCGTCAATATAGTTATTCATTCAGTCTCTTTTTATATTCATCATAAATTTTATTATACTCCTTTTCAGTGGTATCTAAATGATGTGTTAATTTTATTAATAATTCTTTGGTTTTTTCAAAATCTTCTTTTAAAAAATCCATAGCAGTAACCAAACTTTTATTTGGTTTATTTTTATAGTCGTTAATTATGTTTTTTATTTCTTCTAATTCCATTTTAATACGATTTACCATATCCTTTTGTTGGTTTAGTAATACCCGCACCAAGAGGAGTAACAACAACCTTTAGTGGTGGGATAAATACTTCAGTTTTTCCATTTTCTGCCTGCTCTTGGTTCATACCTTTTATTATACCTTCGAAAGCTTGATTCATCCTGTTTGGTGAACCATCTGGTGCGTCTCCTGTTGGTAATCCCGATTTTTGTAAATTCTCAATCACATTTGCAAATGCCCTTGTATCAGATACACCACCAAGTAATTTAGATGCGGCCAATGCAAACATAGGTAATCCTAAGTTTAATTGTGTGAGACCTAAATTTAACAGTTTTAAAATTTCATCAATAACACTCTTACAATTTCTAAAGTCAATAAACGCTTGACCTACTATTAGTAATGCGTATAAAATTGAAGAATACATTTGAAGTTGTTTGTTTTTAGCCTCTTTTACTATATCAGAAATAATACCCTCAACCAACTTCTTAATGTCCCTTTTAACTATTTTAAAAAGTTCCTCAACAAATAACGCATAAATTCTTCTAATAAAATTTACATTAAACTTTCTAAACGTTTTCATAAATTGAGTTAAATCATCGTAAGCATCATCTAATGTTTGGGATAGGTTACTATTAATAGCCTTTACCATAATTAAAAAACCTAACATTGTTTTTGGTGATAAAACACTTCTATATATAATTTTAGCCATTTCGGTAATTACTTTAAAATCAATATCACCTTTTATATTCAAATCAATACCAATTCCAGGAACTAAGTTTGACCATTCCGGATTTTTTGACATGTCATCCAATGCAGACTCAATTAAATCAATTTGTCCTGATGGGTTGTTTTCTGTAATAACTTCGTCTAACGCACTAAGCATTGCACCACTATTGATTGGTAGTTTCACACCCTCACACGATTCAAATTCAACAACCCCATTTGAAACGTTATTAATTTGATTCTCGATGTTTCTTAATTCTTGATTTGATATTTCGAAAAAATTATCGTCAATTAGGTCCAAATCATTTAATTTCGCATTACCACCAGTATCTATTGTTTTTGTTGGGTCTGAACAAATACCTGTAATTCTTTTTATTATTAAATCAAATTTTCTTTGTTCTCTTAATTTGTCAGTCGATAATTTTAAATCAAAATCAAACGACCCGAAAATTATGTTAAGTAATTCCGTAAAAATCGAATTAATACCCAATACTTCAAGACTATCATAATAGTCAAATAAAAAATTAGAAACTGTTGCGGTATTGTTAAGTTGTGGCTTTAAAGTGATTTTGTAGTAATCTCCAAAATTAGTTGGGTTGACCGCAGGATAAAATTGAACGTACTCTATATCAAAAAGTTCTTGACCTGACGCTCCAACATAACTTGAACCAAATTGAGTTTGATAAGATTGACCTAAATTTTGTAATCTTGAGTATAACTCTCTATTCATACTATATGGAACGGTACCTACAGGTGTGTCATCTTTTTCATAATAATATTTAGCAACTTCGTCATCGGGTGAATAAATTAAACGTTTAAATAAGTCAATCTGACTTACCTTAATATACAACTCCTGATTAACTTTATCTTCATACGATTGTTCTTCTGAACAACCTATAGTCCCAATAATTTCATCCACTAAAATACTTTTAACTTTTCCTTTAGTATTTTGAGCAGCCTCTAAAAATACTCGTCTTACAGTATCTATTGCTTTATTTTCTGACGGTGGGAAAGTTTGTTTAAGTAATTCTAAAAGTTGTTCTAATTGCCCCTTTATTTCACTTTTAACATCGTTCTTTATCTTGTTACTGAATGTTGTACCTGATTTTTCAAGCTCACTGATTTGTTTTACAACATCACTTTTTTTCTTATCAACAGAGGATTGTGCTTTTTCTTTTTGTTTTATTGCATTATTTTTTTTAGACTCTTTTGTGGTCTGATAAGCGCTAATTTTATCACTAGCCTTTTTGTAATCATTTGATAAATCAAGACCCATTATAGTTGATAATTTTGACCTTTACTATTATCTACATCTTTTTGTATTAAAGATTGTAGAGTATCTTCATCCATATCAGATAAACTGAACGATTCTTCTTTACTATTATTTGATTTCTCCCAAATACTAGACTGTAATTTAGACAGACTCAATTTTTTTTCAATAGTATCATTAATAATTTTTTGTTGTTCTTTAATAACGGGACCTATTACTGTCATGTCTTCCGCATCTTTCAAAAGTGCCAACATTTTATTTTGTATACGAATTGCCGTAGACCTTTGCTCGACTAATTCATTATATATTTCTTGCATTAAACCTAATACAGAATCTTTGTTTAAACTTATTTCTTTTTTTCTTGCTCTATTCATATCAATAAATATTTGTCTATTGATTATGTATTTTTTTTAAAGTTTCCAAATAAAGAGTTTTGTACTTTTTTAAGTAAGTTCTTATTTCTTTTGTATTAAGATTCGTCATTTCTCTTAATGTTAGTAATACTATATTTTTGTTAAACTTATTATTATCGTTCCCAATAAAAATATTACCATAGTCATCAAAAAGTTCTATAAGTGCGTAACCTAATTTACTTTCATTATCTTGTAATTCTGTGTTACCAACATATAACTTTAAATCAACTAAAAATTTGTCAATTATTTTCTCGGCATCTATTTTTTCAAACTCCAAATAATAAACCATATCGGGTCTATTTTCTAATGCACTAGATATATCTTCATAGGAAATTTTACGATTCATTTCCTTTTGGTCTTTTAATATCTGACCCATCAAATAGTTTTTACAAATAGTACCAAAATAAGAATAAGCCTTCTTGTTTTTAGCTGGCTTAAACTTATCCACTTTTGTCATCAAAAAAGAGTGGGTGTCCGTATGGATATCGTTATAATCCATATCTTTTCTGTATAACTTATACCTTCTTATGATTGATTCAATCATCTTATCAAGAGGTTCCCTTAGAAATTCATTATATATAATTTCTTTTTCGTATTTAGTTTCTGCTATTATATATGCTTTAACCGCCTCTTCTTCACGTACATCAAAGTAATTATTATTTTTTACTTTTTTTTCCGTCTTTTTCTCTTCGTATGTAACTTCTGTTATAGTTGCAGACGATATAGTCATTAGTTTTCTTGTGGTTCATATTTTATATTTCTATCCATGGTGAAGAAATGTTCTTTTTTTGCTGATTCAATCCAAAAAGAAACTTCATCATCAGTAATTGAATTTTGACCATTTTTATAACTCCAAAAGATGGAACCCTCTCTAAAATTCATGTGCTTATACCCAATTCTAGGGATTGTCATAATCTGAGCTGAATTGTAAGTTAGTCTTAACAAAAACTCATAAACAAATGTTAATTTGAACGAAGATTTAAATCCACCATTGTCAGAGTAAGTTGATTTTTTAATTACCATTCCACTTGTTTGAAAGTTTTGGTAGTTCATTAATACGTCATTTGTTAAATAACCTATTTCTGAATTTAAACTCGCAGCAAATGTCGCCTCATTTGTAAAACCAACAAACATACCCTTTTCATCAGTATCAACAACTAGTGGTAAAAATGCATCAACTTCAGGGTAAGACTCGATAAATCTTTTTACATTTTTAAACCAAATAGTAGAATACTCATCATCAAATTCTAAAATTGAAATATATTCACCATTTGAATTCTCAACACCTAAGTTAACTTGAGTACTAAAATCTGTCTTACCTTTATTTTCTACAAAATTTACAGTTAGACCACTGTAATCAAATTTATTTAATACTTCTTTTAAACCATCCTCATCAGAATGTACTACGATAACTTCTAAAGGACTTGTATGTTGAATTTGAACAGACTTAATTGCTCTTTCATAAAATGTTTCAAAATCCCTTTGTTTAGATGAATTAATTGGGATTATTACTGATACGTTTAGATTATTTTCCATGTTATTTACTTTCTTCTGTTACATTTAGTTTATCCAATTGTTCTTGGAATGCGTTAAGTCTTGAGGTAAAGAATTCTTCAAAAAGTTCCAATACTTTTGACTCGAATTTATTTTTGTTTTGATAGTTTGATGATGTTGTAGACATATTCTCATAAAGTGTTTCTGAAATATTATCTTCCAACCAATTTTGAATGAAATTTGCAACAACGTCAACAATTTCGTTAAATTGATTAGTCCAAACACCATTCTCTTCATTCATCCATTCAGGTACCATATTAGGTACTTTTGCAATAACTGGTGTTCCGCTTACCATTGATTCCAATGGGTAGGTACCAAATGATGACTCATTATCAACCCATACACTTAAAAATGACTCCTTTAAGAATTTAGAAAAATCACTGATAGAAATACCTCTCATATCTCTAAAAGTAATCCATCTATATTGTGGATATTTCAAATAGAACGTTTTAATAATTTTTGCAGTGTCCCTTTGGTCTCTTGTATGAATTGAAATAATAGGTTTAGATGGTTTTTCTTTTTTAGAAAAAACCTCATCAATATAAGGTTCTAAAACATCAATACTTACATTTTTCATTACTTCTGAAATATATTCTTTTTGTTTTTCAGAAGTAGTTATTGCTTTATAAAATCCTAATTGAGGCCATGTAACACCCGGAGCTAAAGTTTCCAACATATGGTCATATGCCTGACATAAAACTATTTTACCACAAGGTAAGTTTTTAATTTGTTCCATAACGTGACCATAAAGTTCCGGTAATACAATCATATCTTCAGGTGAAATAGATAAGTTTTGACCGTCGATAGACTGATGTGGTAACTCCATATATTTTTCATTCAACCACGAAGAAACACCTTCATAATCTGTTGTTTCGTGAATTATAATTGGATTATATCCTGAATTTTTTAAGGTTAGTGCCATATCATAGATATATTTAATACTAGCCTTTGGGTTACCTTTTGTATCTTGTACTAAAAAATAAATTCTAGCCGTTTTTTCTTTAAGGTTATTAACTGAACCCTCAATCTTTTTTATTTTTTCTAAATCCATTTTTTAAAATTTTTTGATTATTTTATTTAATAATAAAGTATTAAAAGAAATTTTGAATGGTATTGATAAATCTTTAGTACTATGAATACCCAAATTTTCATCCACACCTTCTCTTTCCGATAGGACAATTTCCATTAATAACTTAAATGTTTCATATCTTGTTACGCTAATTTGTTCATTTTCAGTGTCGCCAGATGGTACCGCAATTTTTGAACTATTTATACTTACTTGTGTTTCTAATTCGTCCACATCAAAGTAGTAATTCTCACCCCAAAGTTGTATCATTCTCTAATTTTTTTATTATTTCATCAAAGTCTCCCAACTTTTCTATTTTATAATCACACTCAATACTTACGTTATAGTCAGTGAGATATTGGATTGTAGTTTTATGTTGTGGTACCTTAGTTAATATATTAGGATTTGCAGTTAATAAGATATCTATAGTATCCCACATATTATCTAAAGTTGAGTTTGAATAGAATTTAATATTTTCTATTAAACATCCAAATTTAGATAAGAAAAATAAAGTCGCCGGTTTTGATTTACCAATTTCATCAGATACAACATAAATCTCATATTTGTCACGATTGTTTAAATAAAAATCATTTAAATCATTAAATGTAAAAGTTTCAGTAGAACCTGCATGACCAAACAATTGCATAGGGAAATCTTCAAACATAAAATCATATAATTCCTCATCAGATTTGAATTTAAAATGGTTTTTTAATTCAAATGTATTGATAGGTTCGATAATTTCATAAATAAATTCGTCCTCAACCTTATCAATTGATGTGTTACCAGACATATCCATGGTAAATGTTTGATTTGAATTTTCAGACTCATAATTTTCAATCATATGTTTTTCATATAATTGTCTAAACTTGCCAAATGTATCCCTTAAAACACCATTAACTTCAATCCCTATTCTCTTCATCGTATTTTTCTAATATTTTACTGATTAATGGGTTTCTTACGTTTTTAGCGTTTCTAAAATCATACACACCCACATCATTTATATTTTTGAACCTTTGTAAAGCATCATAAAGACCTGATTGTTTTTTGTCTTTATAACGGTCAGTTTGTTCTAAATCTCCTGATATAAAGAACTTACTATTAAACCCTATCCTTGTCAATAGTAATTTCATTTGATTTGGAGTTGCGTTTTGAGCTTCTTCAAAAATTAGAATGGAATTGTCGATATTCATACCTCTCATATAGGCTAAAGCAAATACCTCAATTATTTCAGCTTCTTTAAGTTTTTCTCTCGCCTCTTTACCTATAATTTTATTTAATAGGTAATATGAAGGAAAAATGTAAGGGTCTAATTTTTCTTCCAAGTTACCTGGTAACGAACCCAGTTTTTCTTCAGCTTCAACTGCTGGTCTAACGATGATTAGTTTTTCATAAGAATTATTAGGGTCCATTAGTAGGTCAACCGCCGCTCTCATGGAAATAAAACTTTTACCAACACCTGCGGGACCTGAACATATTGTGATTTGATTAGACATCAATATGTCATAATACTCTTTTTGATTGTCTGATAAGAATTTATTTTTTTGTTTTCTTTTAATAACTGAATTTATGTAATCCTTTTTTGTGATTGTTTTAGGTATTACTGGTTCTTCTGGTTGAGTTATTTTTTTTCTTGTCATTTAATTATTTATTTATTTTTATAGTAATCCATCCAATACTCAATCATCTCATCTAACATAGATTCAAAAGTATATTTTGGATTCCAATTTAATCCATCTCTCAATTTTGATGAATCTCCTTTTAAATTATATAACTCTTCAGGTCTGAAATGTTTCTCATCAATTACTATGTATTCACTATAATCTAATCCTAATGAACTAAATACGTAACTACATAAGTCTTGTACCGAATGTGATATTCCTGTAGAACAAACGTAGTCTTCAGGTTTATCTGATTGTAGCATCAACCACATTGCTTCGACATAATCTTTAGCATGTCCCCAATCTCTTGTTGCATCTAAATTACCAATATTTAATTTTTCTTGTAAACCTAAACTAATTCTAACTGCTGCTTTAACAACTTTATTTGTTACAAAGTTTGTCCCTCTTCTTGGTGACTCGTGGTTAAACAAAATACCATTCCATATTTTCATACCATATGAATTGCGATAGTTTCGACAAATGTTGTATGAAAATACCTTAGCACATCCATAAGGCGATACTGGATTCATCGGTGTTGTTTCTCTTTGAAACCCATCTTCATCGATAGTATTTCCAAACATTTCAGATGACGATGCTTGGTAAATTTTAATATCTTTATTTAATAGTTTTACCGCCTCCAATAAATTAAGAGTTCCAAGACCCGTTACATTTGCGGTGTAGATTGGTTGGTCAAAAGATATTCTTACATGTGATTGTGCGGCCAAATTATAAATTTCAATTGGTTTAACTTCTTGTATTACTCTTGTAAGTGAAGATAAATCAGTTAAATCCGCATAGTGTAAATGTAATTTATCGAATACGTCATCTAATCTACTTGTTTGATTTTCCGATACTGAATTTCTCTTTAATGTTCCGTGAACTTCATATCCTTTTTCTAAAAGAAATTCTGCAAGATACGAACCATCCTGTCCGTTTATTCCTGTTATTAGTGCTACTTTTTTCATTCGTTAATTATTGATACAATAGTTTGGATTTCATCAAAAGTCAATCCTTGATGGTTTGGTATGTAGAACCCAAACTTGTTTATTAATTCACAATTTTTTAATTCAACAGGTCCGTATTTTTTTACCCACATCGGTTTTTTAGACATGTCTCCAGCAATTAAAGGTCTAACCTCAATATTTTTTTCTAATAGTTTATTAACTATTTCATTTCTTCTTTCATTAATAATTGGGTATGCAAAGTTCGATACAAAATCACCTTTGTTTTCACCAACCATAATTTTATTATCACCAATTAGTGATTTATATTTTTTGAAATTTTCATTTCTTTTTTCACTATACCCGTCTAATTTATCAATTGCCATTAAACCAATAAATGCTTGTAAATCTGTTGCTCTTAAATTAAAACCCGGTAAATAAAAAGTATATAAAGAGTCAAACTCATTTACATTATTTTCTTTTCTTAATTTTTCTTGTATGTGTGTAGGTAAATCCCTATCCCAACCGTGACTTCTCATCATTAATAATGAATAATAAAAATCCTCATCGTTTGTATTTATGAACCCACCTTCAATTGTGCTTAAGTGATGTCCAAAATACATCGAAAAAAATGATGCAAAACCAAAAGAACCTAAATACTTTCCTTGATATTTTGACCCCATACTTTCGCAAACATCTTCCAATAGAATTACATTGTATTTTTCACACAGTGAAATTACTTTTTCCATATTAGGAACTAAACCTAATGGTGAAACTAAAATCATACAAGATGGGTCATTTGTTTTAAACAACTCTTCTAAATGTTCTAAATCACAAGAAAGGTCTTCTAAGTTAGAGTCACAAAGTATTGGTTCCATACCTAATAACATTGGGGAACTAACATCGGTAGCCCAACTTAATCCAGGAACAACAACTTTGTTATTTTTTAATTTACCGGTGTGTAATAATGATGCTAACGCTAAAATAATTGCTGACGACCCGGAATTAACATAGACAGAATATTTCGTACCTATTTTTTTAGCCCATTTTGATTCTAATTCCCATGTTAAATCTCCTTTTGTAAGTCTTGGTATTTCATCTTGGTTTAACCATTCTATTAATTTATTGATGTCATTTTTATCAATTGTGTCTTTAACTAACTTTATCATAATATGAATTATATACTAATTTTATACCTTCACTCAAAGGTGTGAATTCAAAATTTGGAAACAAATTTTTAAATTTATCTATTGAAACGTCTTTTCTAAATTGACCGTTTGGTTTTGTTGTGTCCCATTCAATTTTTATATTTTTACTATCGGTCACATCTAAAGCAATTTCAGCCATTTGTTTAATTGAAAGGTTTTCTTCAGTTGCAACATTGAAGCTTTCAGTTACATCTTTTTCAATTGTCTGTTTAATTATTTCTGCAAAATCACCAGCATACATGAATTGTCTTAGAGGTGTCCCATCACCAAAAAGAGTAATCTCACCTGAATTGTTATTTTTAGCGTAATTAATTTTTTTAATTAATGATGTTAAAAAATGACTTTTATTTTCGTCGTCCTTATCTTCAATACCATATAAGTTACAAGGAATTAAATATTGATAATTTAAATTATACTGAAGATTATATGCATCTATTTGTGCTCCCATTGAACGTTTAGAATAACCATAAGAGAAATTGGTTATAGTTGGTGGTCCCTCATGTAACATGGTTTCATCCATTGGGTATTTTCTTGCAACATCAGGGTATATACAAGTACTTAAAATACCTATGAATTTTTTTACTTTGAAAATTCTTGAGTATTCGATTAGTAGTGTATTCATTAAAACATTCTGTGTAAAATATTCGGCAGGATGGTTAATATTATCAATTATACCACCAACCCTTGCTGCTAAATGAACTACTATATTAGGTTTATGTTTTAAAAACATTCGTTTAACACCTTCTTCCGTTGTTAAATCATAATCATTAGATGATATATAAATTGCTTCTGGTAATATCTTTTTTAAATATTTCCCAACTAATCCTGAACCGCCCGTTACTAATATTTTACTGTTCATTTTTAAAAAAAACTAAATCGTTTATTGCTTTGTCATCTACGATTAAATCGTAGTGTAATTTTCTACCAACATATAAATCATGGTATTTTACCCCCCAAGTTTCCAATTGATTTTTTGTTAAATTAAACCAATCAATTCCTGTTGTTGCCCCTCTTGCTGTGTCTATTATTATATGATTACCATCGTGATATAAATCATTTAATTTTTTTATTCTTTGGTGAAAGGGTTCTGCCTTTTCGTAATCACCATATGTGTTAGTACATAAAGTACCATCTAAATCAAAACAATAAATCATATAATTGTAATTTTTTTTGGTTCTGAAAATTCTAATGTTTGAGGTCTGTTATTTTTAATTATAATATCTAAAATTTCATCATCACTTAACCCAACCAATTTAAAAGTTAAATTTGTTTTTTTAGAATCAATTAAACTAACATTTATTTCTGTATTTGTCACAGACCACTCTTCATTCAAAACATAGAAATCTACGTTACTACCATAGTGAGTAATAAACCCTCCCGCATCGGCTGCGGTTAAAACCCCCCTTGATAAATAAAATAATGATATTAGTTCATCCTGAGTTAATGACTCATCAATTTCCAAATAGTTTTCAGTAATATTATAAGATTGTGGTGGAAATCCTATATTAATGATATTATATCCGTTTGATATTAATTTATTTAATAATTTTTCTAAATGGGGTAATGACGATAAAGTGTTATGTTCAGTCGATTTATTTTTAAAATTTCTAGTAATTAATATAAAGGTTTTATCTGTAAAAAGATGACCGTATTTTTTTTTAATCGATTTAAAAACTTTTTCAGTTGGTTTTATGGTCAAACCATTATCAAAGAATTTTTTAGCATAATCTAAAGAAGTGGTGTATGTGTTTCTTGGAGAAAATACATCAACAACACCGTCATCATATTCTGTTTTTTGCCAACTACGGATTTCAATATTATCAATACCATATTTTTCAGTACAGTAATTAATACATTTTTCTAAAAAAAGGTCATTTTCTCGTGATGCACTATCTAATACAGATGGGTATGAAAAAAAATCTCCATTTTTTACGGTAATAATTTCATCAACTGATGATAACACAATATAACCATTATACTGTGTTATTCCGATAACTTTAGAACCGTCAGTTTTAGATTCATTTATAAAAGAATTAAATGGTAATAATTGATTCCATTCTTCAGGTTGTGTAATATAAATTAATACCTTAGACATTTTTATTTTAGATATTATTAACTTTTCTAAGTTTTTTAGCTATTGGTTTTTCAGTTTCATAAACAACTTTGACACCGTCACCTAAAACCGTTTCCATTTTACGAATTCCAGACATTAACTCCCCAACGTTTTCAATAGACGCAGCTTGGTCTGAACCATACATTGTTCTGTCTTTTGTAATGTGAAATTCAATACATTCTGAACCTAATGCAACAGCCCCAAAACAAGGAATCATCCCACTTGCGTGATTAGAAAACCCAATTTTATATTGTGGGTATTTTTCCTTCAAAGTTTTGATGTAATTTAAATTAATTTCTTCGTCTTTTGTTGGGTATGTACTTGTACATGCTAAAACATATTCCACATTATTTAAAATATTGATTGCGGAATCAACTTCTCTTTCTGTAGACATACCAGTAGAAACGATGATTGGTTTACCTGTTGAATTTAATTTTTCCAAAAATGTTTTATCTGTTAATAAAGCTGAAGCTACTTTATGATATTTCACATTTAAGTTTGATTCAATTAAATCGACACTTTTTGTATCCCAACAAGAAACAATAAAATCTAAACCTAATGCGTTTGAGAATTTTTCTAAATCTTTATATTGTTCAATACTAAACTCTAATCCCATCTTTTGTTCACGATTAGTTGTTCCCCATGGGGATTCTCTTTGTGCGTCCAATTCTTCTTTAGTGTATACCGACTCGATATCTCTTTTTTGAAATTTAACAGCATCACATTCATAAGTTTTTGCCATAACTATTAATTCTTTCGCCAAATCAAGGTCACCATTATGGTTGATTCCGATTTCTGCAATCACATAAGTCTTTTTCATTTTTTAATATTTTTTATTTTTTATTTGAAAGTTCAACTTTTACTTTTTTTAGTGCTGAACCGATAATCTGATGCATATCATAGTATTTGTATTCTGCCAATCTACCTCCGAATATTACATTAGGTAGTGTTTCTGCTAACTTTGCATACTTTTGATAAACTTCATTGTTTTTTTTATCATTTATTGGATAATATGGTATATCGTTTTCAGTGTAAGTTTTTGAATATTCTTTAGTAATCCATGTAACATCTGACTTTGAATTTTCGAAGTGTTTATGTTCGGTAATTCTTGTATACGGTACTTCTTCATGTGTGTAGTTCATGACAGCACAACCTTGGAAGTCTTCCAAATCTACTTTTTCATGAACAAAATCTAATGACCTATACTCTAATTTACCGTATTTATAATCAAAAAATTCATCTATTTTACCTGTGAAAACAATTTTATCCGCTATTGAGTAATAGTAATCTTTGTTATCAAAAAAATCAACATCGGTCATTACATCAATACCATCAAATATTCTTTCAAATATTTTTGTATATCCATCTACAGGTATACCTTGATATTTGTCTGAAAAATAATTGTCATTGAAATTAGTTCTTATGGGTATTCTTTTGAGAATTGCCGATGGTAAATCTTTAGGGTCTCTACCCCACTGTTTTTTTGTGTATCCTTTAATAAAAATTTCATATATTTCTTTACCTATTTGTGAAAGTGCAAAAGTCTCGAAATTTTCATCTTGTAAATTTTTAGAAACAACTGAATTTAATTTTTCTTTAGCCATTTCAGGGCTTGTTACACCCCACACTTGACATAGTGTTAGTAAATTAATCGGGAAAGAATATATTTTATCTAAATAACTAACTTTAGGTCTGTGCTGGTAGTTATTAAATTCAGTAAATTGATTTATCCAATTCCAAATAGTTAAATCATTAGTGTGAAAAATGTGTGAACCATATATATGAACGTTTATATTATCTTTTTTTTCGCTATAACAATTACCACCTATGTGTTTTCTTTTTTCAATAACTAAACATTTTTTACCCGATTTAGTCATCTCATGCGCGAATACCGCACCAAATAAACCACTGCCGACAATTAAATAATCATATTTCATATAATATCACCATTATTATAATAGGAATACCATAAATCTACAATCTTATTAAGTTCTTTTGATAATTTCCATGGTTTATTATGACCTGTATAGTGTATAATGTGTATTTTATCATCGTTAATGAAAAGTTGGTTGTCTTTAATTCTCACTTCAGAACGACGTGTTCCCGTTAAAGGTGATACTTCCGTTAAATTTAAAAAGGTGGTGTCAGATAATTCACCATCACCTAAATAACCTCCTAAGTCATTTAACCCACTTAAATTCCATTGGGACCCCATATTATAAAATTTAATTTTATTTTTAACTAAAAATAAATTAATGTATGATTGTGCGAGAAATTCAAAAGAATGGCCAAAAGGAATTAACTCATCAAAAGAATCTGACATTTTTTTAAACATATCACTTTTTGCTGCAAAAACACCGCCATTCATACTTAAATAATCATCAACATTTTCTAACCCTAATTCATTCACAATTACATCCATACGTCCGTGATTAATTCTCTCATCTTTATTCAAGGTGAGGCTTCTTAATTTAGTTAAGTATTCGTGTCTTTCCGCACCATCAAATGTAATTTGATTTCTAAATGGCCATATCCATTTAGGTTCTAAAAAATTAGCAACACCGTCATCCATTGAGCCAACAAATTCATTTGTGTCTAATTTTTCAAAATATTCTGAAAGGTCAGATAAAACTAATGTATCCACTTCTAATGATAAAATATTTTCAAATCCCGACATCCAAGAAAAAAGTTGTGCAAAACAAGAAAAATCCTTCATAAACCCACCTTGCCAAAATCTAACTTTACCTGATAGTAATTCATTTACAAATTTTAAATCAACAACTTTTATATTTTTTTCTTTTAGTTTATTTAAATTTTCTGCACTTATACCAGTATCAAAAACACAAACACCGACATTAGGGTTTGATATTTTTAAAGAGTTTAACGTTGCAACTAAACCTAAAAAATATTCGTCATTAGTTGCTAAAACTATACCATTCTTCATTTTTTTTATTTAAACATTTTATTTTCTACTATTTCTAAAATTGTATGCCCAAGTAGTGTGTGACATTCTTGTATTCTTGCTGTGTTATTTGAAGGTATGATTAGATTGTAATCTGATATGTCTTTCATTTCTCCACCATCATTACCAATAAAAGATACAACAATAGCACCTTTGTTTTTGGCAACTTCAATAGCTTTAATAACATTTTTTGATTTACCTGATGTTGAAAAACAAATTAGAATGTCACCTTCTTTTATTGATGATTTAATTTCTCGTGAAAAGATATCTGAGTATGAATAATCATTTCCTACCGCAGTTAAGTAAGAAACATTAGACGCTAATAAAACCACCTCTAACGGGTCTCTATCAAAATAGAAACGACCACTTAATTCTGCTGAAAGGTGTTGTGCGTCTGCAAAACTACCACCATTACCACAAAAATATACCTTATTACCGTTTTTATAACACTCGATGATTTTTTCTGCAATCTTATTTGAGTTGTTTATAATTTCTTCATTATTCAATAATTCAGTCTTCAATCTAATTGACTCCTGAATATTTTTTATAACCATTTCTACCATACTGTTTTACCTCCGTCTATAACGACATTCGAACCTGTCATATATGAACTTGCGTCAGAACACATAAACACAATCGCACCTTTATATTCATCAATATGAGCCATTCTACCCATCGGTATAATATTAGATAACTTCGTTACAAAATCAACAGGATGGTCATTATAAACTCCTGTCGGACTTAAACAATTTACTCTAATATTATTTTTAGCGAAATATGTAGAAAGATATTTGGTCATACCAATTACTGCCCACTTGGCTGCAGAATACGTAATTGGTTTTACATTCTGTTCGTTTTCAGATTTTGTTTCATCTCTGTATATTCTTTGGTCAGGAGCAATTACACCTAAGTCGGATGAAATGTTTAGTACTACACCACCACCTGTTTCTAACATTTTATTACAAATAACTTGTGAAGTAATAAAAGTTCCGTTTATAATTGCATCAATACCTTCTTTAAAATATGATTCAGTCATAACCTCAAATCTTGTTTCAGGTGTTAAACTTTTATCGTCCTTTGTAACTTTTGGGTCTTTAGCAGCATTGTTAATAAGGATATCAATTCTTTCATATTTGTTTGATACCTCATCCACACTATTTTTATCTGTGACATTCATGTATTCCATAAACACATTTTCTTCTCCATAAATTGAAGAAAGCTCTTTGTGTTTCTTAGTTAACATATCCATGTCTACATCGGTAAGAATTACTTTAGCTCCATATTCTAAAAGAGCTTCAGCGTGTTTTGGACCTAATAATCCACCAGCACCTGTAATCAAAGCAACCTTACCATCTAAATCAAATAAGTTTCTCATAATAATGTTTTGATTTTTTGGTATGTATTTTTTATGTAATTTATTTCATCACCATCTACATCTCTTGCAAGTTGCAATATGATGTTATC